AGTTTGAACGTCTAGAGGAATAGTTACTGTTCTATTTCCTGTAATTGATCCTGTTAATTTAATAATTCTGTGTGCAAGTGTAGCACCTGTTGATCCATCAGAAACTGATAGGGTAGTAGCTCCAGCTCCACCGGCTATGTCTTGTTCTTTATAACCACCGGAGATTTGCTCCATTATGTCCCAGTTAGTATTAGTTAATGTACCCCACGTGCCGGCTTTTTCGCCAGTCGTCATTAGCTGAACGCCAAGAGGTGTATAATTTGATCCCATAGTTTTAATCTCCTAATTTAAGCGATGTCAATATCTGTATACGATGTGTTTCCTGTAATGTCAACACCGCTATATGATGTGTTTCCGGTTATGTTTATGTCTTTATAACCTAATGGAGAAACGCCACTTGACCCCAAACTACCAGTAATTAAATATCCAGTCAAGCCTATAGACATATTGGTAATAGTAAAAGTTCCTAAAGATCCTGTGGCTGTCAACTTAGATAATCCTACCGTGATAAAATCTATTGTAGGTAAAGTACCTAAATATGCTGTTGCTCCTAAACCGCTTAGTGGAACGTTTTTAACATCTCCAGTAGCTACAGTAGCTAATGCCATAGTTCCTGTTAATCCTGATAACCCTATAACATCTGCTGGAGCAATAGATCCTACATGTCCTGTTACAGCTTGACCCCCTAATCCTTGTGTATGGTCCGCTCCATTATTAACTGCAATTGATCCTCGAGCAACAGTTCCTTCTAAAGAAGTAGTAAGACTAAATATAAAATCGAAATTAAGTGTTAAAGAAGTATTTAATGCACCAGTCATTGCGAGCCCTGTTAATGGCACTCCAAGTTCTATGTTTACTATACTTTCTGCTCCCCAAGGATCATTGCCCCAAGTACTTCTACCCCAACCGGCACCACCTAGTAGGCCAGTCATTTCGAGTCCAGTAATATCAGCTACGGTTGTAGTATTTTCTCCCCAGTTACCATAGCCCCATTCATCTCTACCCCAACCTTCTTCTGATTGAGCATAAGCTAAAGTTCCTAAAGATGCACTGATTGAATATCCAGTAAGGGCAATAACGGGATCATAACTATCCCCCCAAGGTTCACTCCCCCAGCTTGCTCTTCCCCATCCTTGTTCAGAATAAGGTGCAGGAGTCCCAAGACTCCCAGTAGCAGATAGACCAGTTAAACCAGAAACAGTGAAATTATTTTGTTCACCCCAGTTACCTTGTCCCCAGGTTGTGCCGGATTCTCCCCAAGAATTAGCCATAAGGAAGTTCTCCTTACGACGTTAGTCTGATAATCGCGTCGGATGAATCGTTAGTTGGAAATTGAATTGTGAAAGTTCCAGATGAAACTGTTTTATCTCCACCGAAATCAATAGAACAAACGGCTGCGTTGGATGTCAGTCCAGAAATTGAAGATGAATTATAAATTAAACAACCACGAGCTGTGAAAGAAGAAGATGTCCAAGAAACGTCTGAAAAATCTGTGTAAGAAGTTACAGTACTTTTAGCCACTCCTGTATTAGTTAAAGCTTTTCCACCCGAAGAATAACCAGTTCCAGAAATTTCATTACTAGCTGAATAAGCTGTTGTTGTTGTACCTAATGTTGCGCTGTTAGTGTATAAAGCAATTTTAAAAGCGCTTCCTGCTGGAGTATCCCCAGAAGCATTAAAGCTATGGTAGCCTCCTAATAGCTCTTCTTTAAAAGTATTTGTTAACGCTGATGATATAGCCATAATATTTTTCTCCTAATTTACGGTGACGGAGATTTGATCGGAATTCTTACAGTACCATCTGTGTAATCGTCTCTTCTTCGTCTACCAATTTGCACTCCTGCAAACTTCTGTACCTCTTGTTTATACTTGTTTTCGTAAAGTGTCAACATATCCATTGGGCCTTTTAAATATGCAAAAGCTTCTGTTAAGCAGCAATATAGGAGACCCTGTGGGAAGTATTGACTAACATAGGTTCCAGATGTTGCAGTCACTAAACTTTTAGGCATCATAGTGTAATATATTCTAAATTTGTAAGTGGTGACAGGGGTAGGGGCTACATAAAGACCTCCTGAAGTAGTACTTGAGGTTCCAGTTGCACCGCCAAACATCGCATAATATTTAGGAAAACCAGTAACATCTTGACCTGTGCTTCCTCCTTCTGTGCCCGTTAGTCTATTAACATATTCAGATAAATAAGTTTGATCTTTTTTCTGAAGCCATGTTCCTTCTCCTTCGGTATTGGCTGTAGATTCAAAAACTTCTACTCCTCGTACAAAAACGGTTCCAGTGTGTCCCTTGGTTCCTAAACCAGGGGCATTGATGGTATTATCATCAGCCGCTAAATTTCCTTCACTCACATATCTATATGCGTCAGTTGGAAGATCATAAAAAATTCTATTTTCTGCATTTTCTATAAATCGGGCTAAAATAGCACCACTAAAAACAGTACTGTCTATTTCAGTGTAAAGTCTAATGTCAGCTTCTAATGCTGAGAGTGTATATCCAGCCATTATGCTATTGCCTCTCTACAAGCTAAACAGCTTTTTTTGTATCTACTGTGATTATTACAATGTTGTGGTTTTGGAGTAGATTCTACTATTTCTGCTCCTACGTTTTCTGGGAGTGTTTTAGAAGTTTTTCCACAAAAATTTTTCCATATTTTTTTAAATAATTTAATAATCATTATGCTCTCCTTTGATTAACTGGTCCTACGACACAATTAATTCCGCCTCCTGTTTCTGTTGTAGAGGCAGCTGAAGGCAAAGTCAACGTAAAGCTATTATATTGCGTTACAGTTGAGGGTTCCCCTGCTTGTGCAATAGTAGTTGAAACTCTAGACACAATCTTATGAGATCCAAAAACTTCAGCTCCAGTAGTGTGAGCATACGCTGTAGTATTTATAGGAGTTTCACCTCTATAAGGAGCTGCGGTTCCTCTTGTACACCCCGTTAAATCATTACTGGATTTACCAGTATATTGAATTGTTTCATTAGCCAAAGTACCAACAAGTAAGGGGTCACTCGTATCATCGGAAGTTAAAACTTTTCTGATAACAATGTAGCCACTACTTGGGAAATTAGAAGCATCGGTTAACGTGATAGTCGTTGCACTAGAAGTAATGGTTCCATTTAAAGTAGTGTTTAATTCTAAAGCTGTAATTGAAACTCCTCCCACTGCTTCTTTAACTTCTGTAAATCTTACTTGATCATTAACTGCTAATCCACCAAATGGAAATGAAAAAGTTAATGTAGTATTAGAAGCCGTTGAGAATGGATCATTAGGTAAAAAATCTTCAGTTGCAAATTCAGTTCTAGCTGGTCTTGCATGTTGTAAAGCTTGAGGATCTGCCCCTGTTGGTTTAGGACTTAACTGAGGAGATTTAGGTTCAAACTCCGTATAATGAACCCATGCACCATTCCATTCTCTTACCATTTCTTGATAAGGAAATGCTAATCCAGATCTATCTGAAACCATCAGTGCAAATCTACCTTGTGAAAATGTAGTCATAATTAAGCGTTAGGATAGTATACCTTAGGCGCAATATATGTACTTGTAATATCAGCGTCCTCTTTTACGGCTCTAGCCAATTCATCCTCATATAATAATTTTAATTCTTGTGTTCTTTGAGGAGCATTTTTTTGAGATAGGTAATAAGCTAATCCTGCACACATACATGGAACAAATCTAAATGGAACATCAGTTGCATTTGTGTAAGCTCCTACATCTTGAATTCTTTTTACGTAATAATAATTTATTTTATTTCCATCTTGCGCCGCACCAGGCGTTAAGTACAAAGTGATAGTTGTTTTATCAATAAATCTTTCTACAAAATATTGAGTAGGGATTCCTTCTGCTGTTTTATTAGAAAAACCTTGATATTGAGATCTACTGATAGCAGTCATAGGAGTATCCACATTTGTAGAAGTAATTCTATAGTTAGCTTCTAGAACATTGTCTACACCATACACAGCCGTAGCATCAGAAGTACCATCTCCTGTAGATCTGTACATTGTGTAGGTTGCTTGACCATCAACTAAAGTAATATTGTTATTGGCAACTTCCCAATAATGTAAACCTCTATTGGCCCATTCTGAAAATAGAATATTTAAAGATCGTTTAGCAGTTTTTAATTGATAACCACTAACGTTTTGAATTCCAATACGTTCGTAAGATTCTTCTACAATTTCTTCAATTGGAAGAGTCTTGTCGAAAGTATAAGACTGAGAAGTAGTGTTAGCCATTTAACCCTACCCATAGTAAACGGTTACGTGTGTTGTTACTGCGTTTGTTACTTTTAAACTTGTGTTAACTTTAATTCCTGTTCCTGGTAACATTATGTTTCCATAGACAGGGGATTTATGGTCAGTCGTATTTGAAGCAGGAACATCAATAACCCATACAGCTGTTGTATCATCATTCACTGTTATTGTTCCGGCGCCGACATTCGTAGGCTGGGACCAAGATACTCCTAAAACTCTTGCTGGACCATTAAACACAGTCGTCGTAGCAGTTGACGTAATGTTTTTTGTTTTTATATCCACTGGATATGTGCTCATATTTTCTCCTTATTCTGTGAGCTCCCGAAGGAGCTCACAATTATGAATCTTACGATTCTTTAGCCCAAGTACCTTGAGCCTCAACTACTGTCCAATGGGCAGTAGAATTTAAAGATGCTATTTTTACAAAATCCCCAACTCTTGATGTTGCTTTTGTATTAATTAAATCTTTATTGTCTGTTAAAGATCCTGCATACAAAATACCATCATTAGCATTAGGACTAATAGTAAAAGTGTTAGCTCCATCAGCTGCAGTATTAACAAATGTAAATACATTTCCAATTGCAATTGCTGGAAGAGTGAACACAGTACCATCAGTTTTTG